GCTGGCATCGGCCAGCGTGCGCAAAAAGGTCAACGCCTCGGCGTGATGGATCTGGTAGCGCGGTGCGGTCATGGCGGCAACGGTGCGGTGGAGTTGCCGCACGTTCCCATGCACGTCGGCGCGCGCATCCTGCCCTTGAAAGTGGCGGCATGCGTAATGCGCCCGATTACGCATCCCTTCGCGTGCCCCTGCGGGGTCCGCTCGGCAGCATGGCCGCATGCACGCGCCTGCGCCCGAGGTGACCGGCCATGTCCGGCTACACCGCCGTTGATCTCTCCAAATTGCCCAGCCCCGACATTGTCGAGGCGCTGGACTTCGAGACGATCTTCGCCGCCATGCTGGCGTCTCTGCAGGCGTATGACGCCGGCTTCGATGCGCTGGTCGAATCCGATCCCGCCTACGCCATCCTGCAGGTCGCCGCGTACCGCGAACTGACGCTGCGCCAGCGCGTCAACGATGCCGCGCGCGCGGTGATGCTGGCCTACGCCACCGGCGCCGATCTGGACAACCTTGGCGCGCTGCTCGGCGTCACGCGCCTGCAGCTCGACCCGGGCGATCCGTCCAAGTCCATTCCGCCGACCATGGAATCGGACCTCGACTATCGCCACCGCATCACGCTGGCGCCGGAAGGCTACAGCGTGGCCGGGCCGGAAGGCGCGTACATTTTCCACGCGTTGTCGGCCGATCCCGGCGTGCTGGACGCCAGCGCCACCAGCCCGACGCCCGACGACATCAAGGCCCTGGTGCAAGGCGTGCTCACCGCCAACGGAGCATCGCAGGCACTCATCGACGCCATGACCGCCGCGCTGGATGCAGCGAAATGGCCGGGCGATGTCACGGTGACAGTGCTTGCGCGCGATGGCGACGGCACCGCCGCGCAACCGCTACTGGATGCCGTCAATGCCGCGCTGTCGGCCGACGACGTGCGCCCGCTCACCGATCACGTGGATGTGCAGTCGGCCAGCGTCGTCAATTACAACGTCGAGGCCACCATCTACACCTATTCCGGGCCCGACTCCGCGGTGGTGATCGCGGCCAGCACGCAACGGCTCAACGATTACATCGAGCAGTCGCACCGCCTTGGCCGGGATGTCGCCGTATCCGGCATCTATGGCGCGCTGCAATCCGATGGCGTGCAGCGCGTGGAACTGGCGAGCCCGCTCGCGGATGTCGTGGTCGACAGCACCCAAGTCGCGTACTGCACCGGCATCACCATCACCGATGGCGGCGTCGATGAATGACACCCTGCTGCCGCCGAATGCCGCATCCGGCACCCGCGCCGTGGCGGCATCGCTTGCGCGCATCAGCGACGTGCCGGTGCCGCTGCGCCAGTTGTGGGATCCCTACACCTGCCCGCTGGAACTCCTGCCGTGGTTGGCCTGGGCGCTCTCGATAGACGCGTGGAAAAGCTACTGGCCGGAATCGATCAAGCGCGAGCGCGTGGCGCAAGCCATCGCCATCCAGCGACAAAAGGGCACCGCGCAAAGCGTGCGCGCGGTGGTGCAGTCGTTCGGCGGCGCCGTGCAGTTGCGCGAATGGTGGCAGCAGTCGCCCGCCGGCGTGCCGCACACCTTCGATCTGTGGCTCACGCTCACTGGCGAAGGCGGCACCGAGGCCACCGCGCAGTTCGTGGATGACGTGATCGCCGAGGTCACCCGCACCAAGCCGGTGCGCAGCCACTTCACCTTTACCCAAGGCGTTACCGCGGTCGCGCGCATCGGCATCCAAGCCGTTGCGCGCGCGGCGGTGTATCGCAAGCTCACGATGCAGGAATCACCAGCATGAGTGCACTCGTATTGCAGGTCAGCGCCGCCGGCCGTGCCGCGCTGGTCAACGCGCAGAACACCGGCACGCTGCCGCTGCTGGTGTCCGAGATCGGCATCACCTCCACCGCCTTCACCGCCGCGGCCGATGGCAGCGACACCGTGCTCCCGGGCGAGATCAAGCGCCTCACCACCTTCGCGGGCGATGCGGTCGCCGCCGACACCATCCACGTATCGATCACCGACGATACCGCCGACGTCTACGACATGCGCGGCTTCGCGATGTATTTCGACGACGGCACGTTGTTCGCGCTGTATGGCCAGGCCGACCCGATCATGCAGAAGTCGGCGCAGGCCATGATGCTGCTGGCGCTCGACGCCATCTTCCAGACCATCGACGTTGCCAACCTCACTTTCGGCGACACCAACTTCGCGCTGCCGCCGGCCACCACCGAAGTTGCGGGCATTGTTGAGCTTGCCACCAGCGACGAAACCACTACCGGCACCGATGCCGTGCGCGCGGTCACGCCGGCCGGGTTCAAAGCCGCGCTGGATTCGCGCTTCGGCGCTGGTGCACCGTCCACGTTCGTCAAGTCGCTGCTCACCGCGGCCACCGCGCTGGCGTTTCGCACCGCGCTCGCAATCAAGGGCGCTGCGCTCTACGACACTGGCACGGGTAACGGCCTGGACGCCGACCTGCTGGATGGCCAGCACGGCAGCTACTACCGCGCGTGGGCCAACCTCACCGGCGTACCCGCGGTGTTTCCGCCGAGCGCGCACCAGCATGCATGGGCCGACATCACGGGCGTGCCCGTGTACGCCACCCGCTGGGCCGCGTGGGATGAAGTCACCGGCAAACCGGCGACGTTCCCGCCGTCGCCGCATTCGCAAGATTGGTCAACCATCCTCAACGTGCCGGTGCAAACCACGCGTTGGCCGGCGTGGAGCGAGGTCACGGGCAAGCCGGTATTTGCCGCCGTAGCAACGTCCGGCAGCTATAACGATCTTGGCGACAAGCCAGATTTCTCGGTATATGCGCTGCTGAATTGGCCACGTTTCAATTGCAACATCGCGGACGGCTATGACGTACCGGATACCGCCGCTTCGCGCGCAATTGCTCCGGGTATATCCGATGCCGGCGGCAGCGGCGCGGGCGGCACGCTTTTGTTTGGCGTCGGCTCGATCAACTTTGGGTACATCAAGGGCTACTTTACCAACGGCAGCACGAACGGCATCGGTAGGCTCGTCATCGGCACGCGCTCCGCGGCGGGCGACGCCAGCATGACGCACAAGATCGTCATCAACGAAAACGGCGACACGGATTTCGTTGGCGTAGTCACCGCTGCCGGCTACGACAGTCCGGCGTCGTCGCGCACCGTCAAGCATGACATTGCGCCGTGCCGTTACGGACTGGCCGAATTCCTGCAAATTCCGTGGGTCGAATACCGCTACGACAAGAGCATCACGGACGATGACCGATTGCGCTTCGGTTCAGTCGTCGAGGACGTGGAACCCATCGCGCCGCTGCTGGTGAAGCATCGCGATGGCCAAGTGCCGACGTTCGAATACGACCAGTTCATCCCCGTGATCGGCCGCGCGTTGCAGCAATACATTGCGCTCGCGAACGCGCGCGCCGACAAGGCGGAATCGCGCATGGCCGGCATGGCGCGCGAGCTGCAGGAACTGGCCGATCGCGTCGCGCTGCTGGAATCGCGCGTGTGAGCATCTACAAGTCCAAGGGCGTCGACTTCGACAACCTGTTCGATCCCGACGTCGTCGGCGATGGCCCCGCAGCGGCCGATTACAAACAGGGCGGGGTCCCGATCAAATACGCGGCGCTCAAGTACGGCACCAAGCGCGTGGACGTAGGGTACAAGCAGGCCGGCGTTGACGTCTCTAACTTGTGGGCGGCGAAAGGCACGGCCAGTTACAAACTACCCATCGACGGACAGACATTCATTCAAGGCGATGCTGCGCCAGCGGGCGACGTTCCAAACGCAACGTTGGACTTCGAAATCGGCGCCGCCGGCTGGACGGTTACCGGAACGGCAGCGCACGCGGGGTCTACGGTCAAGGCATCGGGCGCCAAGCCGGCCAACGCGACGAGCGTGCAAATCACGGCGACATGGTTGCATGCCGTCGGTGACACCGACGTGGGCGTCGTCAACAACACGGCGTCGGCGTATACCGCGATCCCGTCTAGCGGCACCGTCGGTTGCAGCGTGCGCGAGAGGTTTGGTCCCGATGGCACTACCGGGCAGACGACGTATCGGCTTGTCATCGCCATGAAGAACGCCAGCGGGAACATCATCTCCACCACCACGATCACGTTCTCCTGCAACACGTCGACGGGCTGATGCGCGCCACCCGCTGTAACGCGCATCCGCTCCATGCGTAATGCGCCCGATTACGCATCCGCGCAGATGCACCTGCCCATGCGGGCACGCAGCATGGCGGCATGCACGCCGCCGACGTCGATCGCCGCATCGAGAACCTGCTCCAGCTTGGCACCATCGCCAGCGTGGATCTGCAGGCGAAGCGCTGCACGGTGAAGGTGGGCGAGCTTGTGACCGCGCCCATCCCGTGGGCCGCGCAGCGCGCTGGTGATGCGAAGAACTGGAACCCGCCCAGCGAGGGTGAACAGGTGATGCTGCTGTGTCCGGGCGGTGATCCCAAGCGCGGCGTCGCGCTGCTGGCGATCTACTCCGACGCCAACCCGGCACCGGCCGATCGCGAAAAGCTCGACCACACCACCTACGCCGATGGCGCCGTGATCGAATACGACGCCGTGGCGCACGCGCTCAAAGCCACGTTGCCCGATGGCGCCACCGCGGACATCACCGCCACCGGCGGCATTCATGCCACGGGCGATGTCACCATTACCGGCAAGCTGCACGTCACCGACACCGTGCAACTCGACGCCGACACGCACTGCAGCGCCACCGTCACCGCCGACACCGACGTCGTCGGCAACGGCGTAAGCCTGCACGATCACGTCACCACTGGCGTCACGGCCGGTTCGCAGTTGTCGGGACCGCCGCAATGATCGGCACCGACGGCGCCACCGGCAAGCCGCTCTCGGGCACTGCGCACCTGCAGCAGTCCATTGCGGACATCCTCACCACGCCGCTGGGTTCGCGCGTGATGCGCCGAACCTACGGCAGCCTGTTGATGCAGTTGATCGACCAGCCGTTCACCGGCGCCACCGCGGTGCGCCTGTACGCATCCGTCGCGGAAGCCTTGATGCGCTGGGAGCCACGCATCCGCCTGACGCGCGTGGGCCTTGCCGGCCCCGCCAACGGCGAATACACGCTCACCGTCGACGCGGTGCGCACCGACGTCGCCACGCCCAACGCAGTCCAGCAGTTTTCCATCCCACTCATCCAGCAGGCCGCGTGAGCGGCGTTACCCGAGGTCACCACCATGCCCACCGACTTCCACCACGGCGTACGCGTCGTCGAGATCAATAACGGCACGCGGCCGATCACCACCATCGCCACGGCCGTGATCGGCTTCGTGGCCACGGCCGAGGATGCCGATGCCGCAGCGTTTCCGCTGGATACGCCGGTGCTGGTCACCAATCCGCAAGCCGCGCTGGCCGGCGCGGGCACCACCGGCACCCTGAAACAAACCCTCACCGCGATCGCCGCGCAGGCGCAGGCTGTGTGCGTGGTGGTGCGTGTGGCCGAAGGCGTCGACGCCGCGGCCACCACCACCAACGTGATCGGCGGCACCGACGTCAACGGCCGCTTTACCGGCATGCAGGCGCTGTTGTCGGCGCAGGCCAAGGTGGGCGTCAAGCCGCGCATCATCGGTTGCCCGGGTCTGGATACGCAGGCGGTCGCCACCGCACTGGCGACGCTCGCGCCGAAACTCCGCGCCATGGCCTACGTGCACGCGGACGCCGCCACCACCGTCGCCGAGGCCACCGCCTACGCAGCCAACTTCGCCGCGCGCGAAGTCATGGTGATCTGGCCCAATCTGATGGCGTGGGACACCACCACCAGCGCCAACGTCGAAGTGCCGGCCGTGGCCTATGCGCTGGGCTTGCGCTCGGCCATCGACGAAGCGCAGGGCTGGCAAAAGACCCTGTCCAACGTGCCGATCGCCGGCGTCACCGGCATCAGCACCGACGTGGAGTGGGATCTGCAGCAGACCGGCACCGATGCCGATGTGCTCAACCAGGCCAACGTCACCACCCTCATCGGCAACAGCGGCTTCCGGTTCTGGGGCGATCGCACCTGCAGCAGCGATCCACTGTTCCAGTACGAGTCCGCCGCACGCACCGCGCAGGTGCTGGCCGACACCATCGCCGAGGCGTACCTGTGGGCGGTCGACAAGCCCATGTACGCGTCGCTGGTGCGCGACATCATCGAGGGCATCAACGCCAAGATGCGCGAGTTGAAATCCGGCGGCTACATCATCGACGGCTCGGCGTGGTTCGACGACACCGAAAACACCGCCGACACGCTCAAGGCCGGCAAGCTCTACATCGACTACGACTACACCCCGGTGCCGCCGCTGGAAAACCTGCTGCTCAACCAGCGCATCACCGATCGCTACCTGATCGACTTCGCCGATCGCGTCAACGCCTGACGCGGTCGGTAGCCGCCGCGCGCTCGCACATCCCGTTCTCGAGGACTTCCATCATGGCACTGCCCCGCAAGCTCAAGAACCTCAACTGCTTCAACGATGGCAACAACTATATGGGCGTGGTGCAGTCGTTCACCATGCCCAAGCTCACGCGCAAGCTCGAAGCCTATCGCGGCGGCGGCATGCATGGCGCCGTCAACGTGGACTTGGGCCTCGACGATGGTGCGCTGGATGTCTCCTGGACCTGCGGCGGCATGATCGAGTCGCTGCTCAACCAGTACGGCGTCACCGGCGCCGGCACCTGCCAGTTGCGCTTCACTGGCGCCATGCAGCGCGACGACACCGGCGACGTCGACGCCGTCGAGATCGTGGTGCGCGGCCGCCACAAGGAAATCGACCACGGCGAGTGGAAGCCGGGCGAAACCGCAGCCATCACCGTGTCCAGCGTTTGCAGCTACTTCAAGCTGTCCATCAACGGCGCCGTGCTGATCGAAATCGACCTGTTGAACATGGTCGAGATCGTCAACGGCGTCGATCGCCAGGCCGAACACCGCAAGGCGCTCGGCATCTGACGCGTACCCGCCACCACCTGCGGGCCTGCCTCGGCAGGCCCGTTTCCCCACCGGAGAGGCATTACCTCATGAACGCATCGAACGCACCCATTGCAGACCCCGCCACCGCCCAGGCGGCGCCAGCATCCGCTCCCGAACAGGTATCAGACCCCAACACCGTCACGCTGCGCTTTCCGGTGAAGGTGATGGGCGTCGAGTACACCAGTATCACCCTGAAGCAGCGCCTCAAGGTCAAGCACATGCTGCAAGCAGAAAGTCAGGCCAGCAGTTCGGGCGGACAGGAAGTTGTGCAGTTCGCGTTGATGTCTGGCGTCGCGCCCGAAGTAATCCGGGAGCTCGATTCCGTCGACTACGGCGCGTTGCAGGCGAAGGTCAAAGATTTTTTGTCATGACCGCCGCCAGCGCCAGGCGCGCATGCCTGGTGCTGGCGAGTTACACCGGATGGGGCCTGCGCGAACTCGAGGATCTGGACATCGAAGAACTGGACGCATGGATGCGGGCCCTGTCCGACAAAATCGCGGGTTGATCGCCCGCCACCGGCGCGAGCAACACACCCATGGCTGATACCCTGAAACTTTCCGTCATCCTGGGCGCCGCGACTTCCACCAGTTTCGGCAAGGTGTTCGGCAGCGCCAACCAGCAGGTCGGCGCGCTCGGCCAGGCGCTCAAGGCCACCCACGTCCAGTTGAACCAGGTGCAGGCGTTCCAGCGCAACGATGCCGCGCTGGATGGCATGCGCGTGAAGCTGGGCGAAACCCAAGCCAAGGTGATGGCGCTGCGCAAGGCCATCGCCGGTGGCGACGCCTCGCCCAAGCTCGCCAAGCAACTGGAAACCACGCAGGGCAAGGCGGTGAAACTGTCCGCCGCGCTCGACCAGCAGCGCGCCAAGCTGCGGCAGGAAGGCGACGCGCTGCGCAAAGCCGGCATCGACACGCGCGATCTCAACACGGTCAGCGAACGCCTCACCAGCACCTTCAACCGGCAGAAGACCGCGCTCGCGGCCAACTACGCGCAACTCGAAAAACGCAAGCGGCTGGGCGGCGAATTCATGGGGCAGGTGGCCAAGCTCGGCACGGCGCTGCTGGCTGGCCGCGCGCTCGCCGGCTGGGCCAACGATGCCGCGAACTTCGACGCGGAAATGCAGAACATCGGCAACACCGCCGAGTTGTCGGCGAGTGACATCGCTGCGCTCAAGCAGTCCATTTTCGACGCCAGCAAGCAGACTGGACGCTCGATCGGCGATATCCAGTCCGGCGTCGGGTTCCTGGTCGCGGCGGGCCTCGACGTCGGCCGCGCGCAGAAAAGCATCGTCGCGATCGGTCGCACCGCCACCGCCGAGTCGGCAAACATCGAGGATCTGTCGAAGGCCAGCTTCACGCTGATCGACAGCATGGGCATCCAGCCCAAGGCGCTGCCGGAAGCGCTCGATATCCTCACGCAGGCCGGCAAGGAAGGCAACGTCGAGCTGCGCGACATGGCCCAGCAACTGCCGGTGCTGGGCGCGCAGTTCCGCGCGTTCAAGATGACCGGCAGCGATGCCGTGGCCACCATGGGCGCGGCGCTGGAGATTGCGCGCAAGGGCGCGGCCGACCCGGCGGAAGCGGCCAACAACATGCGCAACTTCATGGCCAAGGTGCTGTCGCCGCAAACGCTGCAAAAGGCCAAGCAGAACTTCGGCATCGACCTGTACGCCATCATCCAGCACGCGCAGAAGACCGGCGGCAATCCGTTCGAGGCCAGCCTCAAGGCGATCATGGCCGCGACCGGCGGCGACGCCAAGGCGCTGGGCGAAATGTTCAGCGACATGCAGGTGCAAAACTTCCTGCGGCCGATGATGCAGAACTGGCAGGAATACCGGCGCATCAAGGCCAAGGCGCTGTCCGCGACCGGTGTGGTCGACGCCGACTTCGCCAAGATGCAGAAGCAGAACGCGCAGCAGATCGCGGAAATCGGCCAGACGTGGGATCGCTTCAAGAAAAACGTCGGCACCGCCCTCGGCGGCACGCTGCTGCCGGTGCTGGGTGCGTTCAAGCCGGTGCTCAACACGTTCGCGACGCTCGCCGGCAAGTTTCCGCACCTGACCGCCGCCCTGCTCGGTGCCGCCGCGGCCGCGCTCACGTTCAAGGCCGCGCTGATCGGCGGACGCTGGCTGATGACGTTTTTCCTGCCGGGCGTCAACACCGTCGGCGGCGCGGTGCGCGCGCTCATTCCGGGCTTCGGGCTGGCCAGCAAGGCCATCGGCGTGGTCACCGGGGCCATGCGCGGCCTTACCGTCGCGACGCTCGCCAACCCGATCGGGCTGGCCGTGGCGGGCATCGCTGCCGCCGCGTTTTTGGTCTACAAGTACTGGCAGCCGATCAAGGCATTCTTCGGCGGCGTGTGGCAGAGCATCAGCGAAGCGGCCGGCCCCACGCTCACCGCGATCGGCGCGGCGCTGCAGCCGTTGAAGCCGTTGTGGGATGGCATCGCCTCGGCCATCGGCGCGGTGTTCGGATGGATCGGCAAACTGTTCCAACCGTTCCAGGCCACGCAAGCGCAACTCGACGGCGCCACCAGCGCCGGGCAAACCTTCGGGCGCGTGCTGGTGGGTGCGTTCCGCCTCATCACCTGGCCGATTCGCACCAACATCAAGCTGATGATGGCGTTCGGCGAAAAGATCGGCGAGGTCGCCGGTTGGGTCGGTGGCCTATGGGACGGCCTGCAGGCCAAGGTCGGCGCCGTGGTGGATTGGATGGCCGCGAAGCTCGGCTGGTTCGTGCAGAAGTGGAACGCGATCAAGGGCACGCTCGGCGGTGTGTGGAACAAGATCGAGGATGCGGGCGCCAGCATCGGCAGCACCGTGGGTGGCGTATTCCGCGACGCGGGCGGGCCTGCGCCAGCAATGGCGGGCGGCTACCCGATGCCGGCCATGGCCGCGCGCGGCGGCTACACCGACAGTTCAACGCACACCACCACCATCCAAGTGCAGGCGGCGCCCGGCATGGACGAACGCGCGCTGGCCAAGCACGTGCGCCAGCAACTTGACGAACGCGATCGCCAGCAGGCCGCGCGCAAGCGTTCCGCATTGGGTGACATCGAATGATGCCCGGCGAGCTGCGCGTGGAATACCAGGACGCCAGCGGCCGCAACGCCGTGGCGCTCGCCACGGATCCGGAGCAGGCCGAGCGCTTGGCCGAGCGCCTGCAGGGTCGCGTGATGCGCGCGACACCTGCACCCGCGGCGGTGAAGCAGTACGTGCTGGAACGCCAGTTCGGTATCCGTCGCCGCAACGGCGGCTTTGTGTGAGCCTGCCGCCATGATGCTTTCGTTCGGACAATTCGTTTTCAGCCTCAACACGCTGGCCTACCAGCAACTGCAACGCGCCACCGCGTGGCGGCATGCGCAGAACGCGCGCGTCGGCGCACGTGCCGCTTCGCAGTTCGTCGGACCCGACGATGAAACCATCAACCTCGACGGCGTGCTGATGCCGGAAGTGGCCGGCCAGCGCGCCAGCCTCGACACCTTGCGCGACATGGGCGGGCAGGGCGCGGCCTGGCCGCTGGTCGACGGCAACGGCGTGGTGTACGGCGCGTTCGTGCTGCTGTCGGTGCACGAAACCGGCACCCTGTTCTTTGCCGATGGCACGCCGCGCCGCATCGAATTCGCGCTGGAACTGCGGCGCGTTGACGACAGCCGCGTGGCACAAAATCCGCGCGTCGGCAGCATCGGCGACGGCAGCAGCGCGGCCGGGTTTGCATGATGGCCGACGCCGCTTACCCGCAGCCGCGCTGGCGCGTGATGCTGGATGGAAAGGACATCAGCGGCAAGATCGCGCCGCGCCTGATGTCGCTTACCATCACCGCCGAGCGTGGGCAGGATGCCGATCAACTGGACCTCACCGTCAGCGACCACGACGGCCAGTTGGCGCTTCCCAAGCACGGTGTCACCATCGACGTGTCGCTGGGCTGGGATACCACCGGCCTGGTCAGCATGGGCACGTTCACCGTCGACGAGGTCGAGCACTCCGGCACGCCCGACAAGGTCGTGATCCGCGCGCGCAGCGCCAAGCTGGCCAGCAGCGTGCGGCAAAAGCGCACCGGCAGTTGGCAGGATGTCACCTTGGGCGACGTGATCGACGAGATCGCCGGCCGCAACGGCATCAAGCCGCACGTCGACGCTGCCACGCGCAGCAAACCGATCGCGCACCTCGACCAGACCAACGAGAGCGATCTCAACATCCTCTCGCGGCTCGGCAAGCTCTACGACACCGTCGCCACCATCAAGGTGGGCGAGATGCTGGTGTCACCGGTCGGCCAAGGCAAGAGCGCCAGCGGCAAGGCGCTGCCGAGCATCACCCTCACGCGACGCGACGGCGACCAGCACCGCTACCACAAGGCCGATCGGGACGCCTATACCGGCGTAAAGGCCGAATGGCACGATGTCGGCGCCGCCGAGGACAAGGGCGTCATCGCCGGCGACAAGACCACCGTGAAAACCCTGCGCACCAAGTACGCGAACGAAGACGACGCCACGCAGGCTGCGACGTCGGAATGGAACCGCGTGCAGCGTGGCACAGCCACGTTCGAACTGGCGATGGCGCGCGGCCGCGCGGATATCTACCCGGAGATGCACGCTGCCGTGCGCGGCTTCAAGCCGGAGATCGACGCCACCGCGTGGCTGGTGAAGCGCGTGGAACACGCGCTGGGCGATTCCGGGTTCACCACCCGCGTGGAGTGCGAAACCGTCAACGCGCCGCCGCCCTCGATCGACGCGGGCGACGGCGGCGACTGATCCCTATTGCTGCATCAGCACGCAGTCGCTCCCTGCGGGAGAGCCCATCACGCGCATCATCTTGTCGCAGCCAACCACGGCCAATTGGCCTTTGCTTAGGCGCGCGGCGTTGCTTGCCTGCGATGCCTTCAGCGTCATGTTCGCGGACATGAACTGGTTGGGCGTTTCGAGGCGCACCACCACGTTGTTCATGAAATCCTTGTCGATCGCGTCGACGCGGCCGCCCACCACCACGAA